TATGGGTCTTGTCCGGAACTTAAAGAAGACATTGACAAATTGGGCAGAGAAAATTTTAGTCGAACTATCTTATCATTACATAAAACAAAGGGCAAAACAAACTTTGAGGAGACCCGACAACTCTTCCTCAACAATGTCCTCACCGAGTCCCTTGACAGTGGAGGACCAGCGTTCTACAATAGCAACATCCTCAACAGGTACTTCCGAAAGGACTATTATGAACGCAACGACTGAAGACATTGTTGCTCACGTTAGGTCATGGTCTCTTGACCGTGCTGCTGATATGAGTGTTGATAAAGAGGATGCCCGCGCAATTCTTGCTGAGTTTTATGAATGGATTGAACCAGAAGGAGATGAACTTGAGATTGTTTCTCTAGAACCGGAAGGTTGACAGATCCTAAATATTAACTTATTATGTAAAAACTCCCTGTTATGAGCAGGGTTTTTTATTATGAGACTTTGATTTCGATTTAGAGCCGTGGAAAGTGCCCTTTGAGAAAAGGGTATACCCCCTTTCTATACGGATGTAGAGTTCAATTAATTTTAATGCTTTTTAAAACACTTTCAATTATTGCTATTGCCACTGTAGGACTAGCACCCCTTCAAGCAAAAGCAGCGAGCGGATGTTCCCTCGCATCACATTATGGAATTGGTGATGGATATCACGGGCAGACAACTGCCAATGGCGAAAGATACAATGCTTATGGTAAATCAGTAGCACATAAAACACTTCCTTTTGGAACTAGATTGCGATTGCTTCACCCGGTCAAGGTGTTGCTAGGATTTGTTACTCGCGAGTATAGGGATCTAAAAACTGAATAATAAATAGAGGAGAGCGGTTGCTACTCCTCTTTTTTTATGTTTAATTTTAATTTCGGAAAGAAGAGACCTGACAAGAAGCAGATCGTCCTTATAAGCATCGTATTGGGTGTCATGGTAGCAACTCTCTCCCAATGCACTGGAGCGCCTCAGGAGCGCCTCTGGGACCTCCTAGACGAGGCACAGAGGGTTCTGTTCCCAGGCACCATAATCAACGATGTGCTGCTGCAGGACCCTGCTGTGGTGGGTAGGAGAGTTGAGCGTGATGTTGATAAATCCATTCGTGATTATGAACGCTTGACAAGAGACTCAAATCCACCTAGAGTACCTTTGCCGCGGTTGATAGAGAAGGCTCTAGATACTGTTCACCTTGGGTAGATGGATGCTTAGACAGTTCTACAACTGACCTAAGTAAGTAGACAAAGATTCTGAATCAGTGTATTATTAAAAGGTGGTTGAGAGATCACTTGACAATCAAATCTAAGTCTGGTATGATTGTTTCATGAGCAACAGGGGTCCAAACCTTGTGTAAGTCTCTCCCCTCCTATGCCTCTCAACGATGCACAAACCTGGAGGTCTCTTGGGCAAGTAGCATAATGGATAATGCAGCATCCTTCTAAGATGTCGATTGGGGGTTCGAGTCCCTCCTTGCCTGTTGGAGTTTATCTCCATATATAAAAGTGATAGAGGGTAAGCCTCTGTTATATCCTTATGAGGTATATTACGCTTACTCCATCTAGTCGATGTGGCGGAATTGGTAGACGCGCTGGGTTTAGGTTCCAGTAGATTAATCTGTGAAGGTTCAAGTCCTTTCATCGACACTTGACAATCAAACTAAAATAGTTTATGATTCTAAAATATTATAAATAATAATGTAGTTGGAGGTTAGAGTGTCTAGTAAAGCAGTTGTTCAGTTTCGTCAAAGAAGAAAAAGATGGGCAGTTGAAGCATTTGGTGGCAAGTGTGGTATTTGTGGTTATGATAAATGTGTTGAAGCATTGGAGTTTCATCACATAGATCCTAACCAAAAAGATTTCACTCCATCAGCATCTGTAGCAAACAGACAAGTATTTGTTGAAGAACTTAGAAAGTGTGTTTGTTTATGCTCAAATTGCCATCGTGAAGTACATTCTGGTGTTTCTAAAATTCCAGATAATGTGCTAAAATTTGATGAAAGTTTTTCTGACAAACCTTTACCAGAAAAACCAAAACACCCTTGTAAAGAGTGTGGGAAACTAACAACTATAACTCAAATATTTTGTTCAGTAAAATGTTCTCGTAAAAGTAGAGAAGTTGCTGAATGGCCTAGCAATCAAGAACTACAAAAACTGGTTCTTGAAAATGGTTATTCCGCTACTGGTAGAATGTTTGGAGTTAGTGATAATGCTGTTAGAAAAAGATTAAATAAAAGTGGTTCTGGGTGGAACTCCCAGTAGTTCCTTTAGGGACTGTCCTTTGTAGGTTCGATACCTACATCTTCCTTATGGGAGATAAGAACGGCTATTGGAGACCACTCTAAATCCTAAGTTCGCTTAGGTCGGGGACTTGATCACCCTCGCTCGTAGGTGCCAAAACCTCTCCTCAGTCCTAGTATTCTGTGTCTGAGTGAATGTCAAGAGTGGAGACATAGGTAAAGTCTCCAACGCCTACCACATCCTCTGGTAGTCTATTGGTAAGGACAGGGTGACAATCCACATAGAAACTGGGTTCGATTCCCAGACAGAGGTAACGGGCGATTAACTCAGCGGTAGAGTGCCTCCTTTACACGGAGATGGCCACTGGTTCGAATCCAGTATCGCCCACTTGATAAATAAAAATAAAAAGAGTATAATGGAAACACTATATAAATTACTTTCTGATACTCAAGCAAGTCTTTTCGTACTTTTCCAAAAGACTTGGCTGTATCATTGGAATGTAGTTGGTGAAGATTTTTATGAGTATCATAAATTGTTTGGTAAGCATTATGAAAAAATGTCCGATCAAATAGATCGTCTTACTGAACATATGAGATACTTGAATATTAAGCCAGTTCCTACACTTTCAAGAATTACAGAAGTTTCTCATATTGATGAAGCAAATAGTGGACTAGATATTATGGGTATGGTAAACGATCTTTTGGAAGGTCATAAAAAAATTATAGAACTTTTAAACCAAATTGCTGAAGAAGCAGAAAATCAAAAGTCAAGAGGAACTACAAATCTTGTTGATGATTTAAACGAAGAGCATGGTAAATTTATCTGGATGTTAAGATCATTTTCGAAATGATAGGAATGAAGAACAATGTTATCAATAAGATGTAAAGATTGCAATAAAGAATTAACAGGACACCCATCAAAAACAGTTACTTGTGGGTGTCCTAATATGGCAACAATTCGTGGAGATAAGATTTCAGCACTTGACTTATCTCGTATTGTTATGCTAAACTCTTTAAAAGAAAATTCAAAAACAAACGTATTAACCTCTCAAGATATTGCTTGGCAGGAATCACGTAGACAACGTAAAGTTCGTCGTTTGGATTTTGAGATTCGCTAAATCTCCTACTGGAAGCGTGGCCGAGTGGTTTATGGCAGTTGTCTTGAAAACAACCAACGTTAATAGCGTTCGTGGGTTCAAATCCTACCGCTTCCGTTTTAAGTTAAGTTACAAATTTAACAATTTCTTCAATAGTGTTACGATATGAACACAAAAAGTTGACTGTGAAATACCTGTGATTATTATATAGTAGTATCACGGGGACGAACCGATGGATCATCTGGGAACACAGATAATATGTTCTACAAAAGAGCAGTTGAAATCGTAAAAACACGAAGAGACCCTCTTGCAAAATTTCTTGGCGATGAAAAATGATGCACGAACAAGAAGAATTTATCACACGTTCTGAAGTTCAGGAGATGATTGATGCAGCAATACGACGACACAACCGTAATGCTTCTATCATTAGTATGTGCGTCGGTTGGGTGGTTCTTGCTTTATTTGCTGAGGGACTTTTAAGATTAGTTGGGGTTATTCCACCTTTACTTCCATTTCTCAAGATTACTTTGAACTAATGGCAACAATTACAGAAGAAGATTTACAAAAATTAAATCAAAGAGTTCTCCAGCAGAAAATGAATGAACTCTTTGAAGAACCATCTACTTACGAGGATGAAGAAGATGATTAGAACAATAATATCAGCAATTCTTCTTTTTTCCTCCATTGGTCTTTTTATACATTGGGGACTTACACACGCATATCCAGAGGTTTTATGAAAGTAGGATTAATCGGTTTGGGAAGAATGGGCGAAGGTATGTCTCGCCGTATGATGAAAGCAGGTATAGAAGTTTGGCAAACGAAGCATTTGAAAAAGGATTTGTTAATGGTATTACAACTGACATTGGAAATCTTGTTAAAGTAGTTAAACATAAAATTAATGGAGGAACACAACCAGGAATCTTTCAGATGGTTGTACCTGCAGAAACTGTAGAGGAGACCATCAATGAGTTACTACGATATTGTAGTGAAGGAGATATTATTATTGATCATGGCAATAGCAATTTTAAAGACAGTAGAAAAAGAGCAGAACGTCTGGCAAAAGTTGGTATCCAATATATTGATTGTGGCACTAGCGGTGGTGTTTATGGTTTGGATCGTGGATACTGTCTTATGGTTGGTGGTGGAAATACTGCAGTCGCCACTTGTGCAAAGATTTTTGATGCCCTCGCTCCAGGAATCATCGCTGCCCCAAGGACTCAGTTTGACTCAGACGTAACCTCTGCTGAGTTTGGATGGTTGCATTGTGGTGGTCCAGGTGCAGGACATTTTGTGAAGATGGTTCATAATGGTATTGAATATGGAATGATGCAAGCATACGCAGAAGGATTTAACATTATCAAGAATGCGAATGCAGGTGCTCAGTATGTCAAAGAAGGAGATGCAGAGGTTGCCCCTATGGCAGACCCAGAATCCTATTGCTATGATATTGATGTTGCTGAAGTTGCTGAGTTATGGCGTCGTGGTAGCGTGGTTGGGTCTTGGTTACTCGATCTTACTGCTGATGTGCTACGCAGGGATGGTCGCCTTGAACAGTTCTCTGGAGGCGTATCCGACAGCGGTGAGGGTCGTTGGACTGTTTCTGCCGCTGTGGACCTGGGGGTTCCCGCTCCTGTTATTACTGCAGCACTATTTGAAAGATTTAACTCACGCAATCTTGGATCATTCGGAGCAAAAATCTTGAATGGTATGCGTTATATGTTTGGAGGACATCATGTTAGGTAAAGCACTTATTTTTGTTGCTATTCCTTTTGTACTGACTACACTGTATTTCGGAACACGAGGAGGGTACTATGATTCCGAAGACTATAAGGGAAATGGAACCGCGCATTAGGCAAAGATATAATTTTGCAATGTCTGCATTTTCTAGAATGCTTGGAGTAAAGTCTGCTGCTAATGATATACATATTAAACAGTTTTGTATTGAATGGTCTACTTGGGATGTTACTGCTCCTTTACAAGGACTTGACGAAGTAGACCAATACATGTATTATGAATACAAGAACTGGAGGGGAAGATGATTTTTCATCTTGTTGAGACACTAGCAGCAAGTCCTTTCTTTCTTTTTCTTTGTGGATGTGGGTTGACAATCGTACCATTTGCTGGTATTATGTTTATACACAAAGACAAATA